ATTATCATATTTATCCATTAACCTTATTATATTACCCCACCTATATTTGGTTTTCATTCATCCCTTTATTACTTCTCCCCATAAAGATGTTTCACCATCTATTATTTGTAATATATGAACTGTAAAATGACCTTTTGAAAAGAAATCTACAATTGCAAAAGCATGTGCCCAATCAATAATTTGTCCTCCAAGCCATTCATTTGCATCTGAACTCATATCTTTAAGACATCCAATACTCCACGCTGACTTTGGGCCATCCATATGTGTGACTGATGCTTGCATTAAATCGTGGTGGTGTCCATACATAACATTGGCTCCAATTCTTCGTAAATGGTTCTGAGCATGATGTATTCCTGCAAAATGATGTCCATGGTAAAAGTGTAACTTTCCAATCTGTAACCACTTTTTTGGAGGAAGATTTGCCGGATAAAACTTGTACCCTCTTTCCTTTAGATTTACGCATTCTTTAAACCTATATCCTTTCATGTATGAATGTTCATTAACAAAATGATTCATCCATGCATCATGATTACCCTCAATCATATATTTTTCTTTACAATTGACTTTATCAAGAGATTCGTCAATCCAATCCATACCAGTATTTACTTCTTGAATATCCTGGTCAATAAACGGAATTTGATATTCCAACGGCGGTCTTTTCTTCTTCTTCCATTGCCAATGTGAGGCTCCATGCCATTCCCCAACATCACCTAAATCTATATAAATATCTGGTTTTACTATTTCTATTGCTTTTTTAACACAATTAATTGCAGCCATATCTGCAAGAGGAAAGTGCTTGTCGGGGGTGACGACTGCTCGTCGAACCACCCCCTTTGTTTTTTTAGCCATATTACTTCATTTCTTTTCTTAGTCTTACTACTACATAAACAAGTGTAGCTATTCCGATGCCAAGTCTAACTAAATCTGGAAGCCATTCCATGAAAGTTAGTACAAATCCACCGACACCTGCGCATGATGTCTTTAGTGTATCAAGCACTTTTTTCCTCCTTTTTTTGTTTTGATTCTTTATCCATTTCTTCAAGAACTTCAATAGCTCCTTGAAGTTTAACTGCCGTTGTAGTTACGGCATTTAATTCTGTTTGCAACTGTTCCCTCTTACTCATTACATCATCCAAGTCTTTATATAGACTGGATATTTTTTCTTTATTATCAGACATACTATCTCCTATTTACAATCGTGGAACTGACAATACCCTAACTCCACTCTTACGATGGGGATATTGTTTGATTGTTCTTTCGTATTTTGCCTTGTAATATGCTGCTCGTTGCAAATCTCCGGCATCTTCAAGTAATCTTGATTTAATATAATCTATTATTGCAGGTTGCAATGATGTATCTACCCCAGAATCTGTTCTTAAATCATCAGTAATCTGAGATACTTTGCCATATTTAGCATGATAATGTATTCTAAGCCCACTACTTACACTACTATCAGTATAAGTATCATATTTATCTAATGTTGTTTCTGTAGAGTCACTTACATCATTACTTAATACTCTTGAAACAATAGCTAATCTATCATCGTCATTATACCATGCAAAATAATCATTTGGGAAATTTCTTTTAGCCATTTAAACTCCTAAGTACTTGCTACAAATATTTCTACATCAACAGCATTAGACCCTGGGTCAACTAGTATACTTTCTAAATCATGTAAAACAGTTTGAACAGAAGAATCAGTAGTATAAGCTGCTACAGAATCATGTGGTGTTCCCATTACAAAACTATGTCCTGCTGCTAATAATATTGTAGCTGTTTCATTAGCTGAACTTGCACCACTTCCACTTTCAGTCACATCTATCTGCAAATTGACATTAATAGGTTCTGTATCATCAAGATTAGTTAACCTAATATATTTAACATCCTGAACATCTACTGACGAATCAGTAACATCTACAGTCACTCCACTTCTAAATACTGTTGTATCTACATTTGCTGGACATGTTACTATTCTTTGCAACACTTCATTAATGCTATTAACTACTAATATATTACTTCCACCATACCTCTGACCATTAAGTATTATAGACTCTGATAATTTTACTACTAATTTATCTGCTGTTACTGTACTTGCCATTATTACTCCTTATTATACTGATGCTATCATCATTTCTAAATCACAATTACCAGTATTTGCATCCGCTTGAATATTTGTTAAACTTCCTAAAGCTGTATCAGAGGCAGCATCAGCATCTTGAGTTGCATTAAGAACACCTACCATCCCTGCACTATTATCAGCTGTCCATATAAAAGAATTACCTGCATCAAGCTTAATAGCAGCCTCATCATTATCTTGATTCCTAAATGTTAATGTAAGAAAATTTGTATCATCTAAATTAGTAAATCTCATATATCTTACAGCTGAATCATTAAAATGCCCAGATGAAGCAACAGCTCCACTCAATGTAGCTATTGTAGATTCATTAGTTGTAATAGTTAATATTCTTTTTGATATTTCTGCAATAGAAGAAAAAGTTTTAGTTGTAGTCCCACCTTGATTTTTACCATTAAGCGTAATAGATTCTGATACTGTTACTGTCATTGTTGCGGGTGTAATTGTACTTGCCATTTTTTACTCCTATGTTAATGAGCCAGATGTATCATCTGTATCATCTTTTAATAATTTATGTGAGTCAGCCAATTTAGGTATCATCACATATCTATCATCTGTATCTAAAATTTCTACTCTAAACACATCAATTACATTATCATCTAAATCATACCATCTCTGTTTCTGATTAAGATTCTGTTTCTTTTGTAAACTGTAGTGCTGTATTTTTGAAGACATATCCATAAGTGCATCATTAATTAACTGCACCATATATTGCTCTGGCTGTCTTCCCATTAAATATTCTACTTGTTGTATTAAATTTTTTACTTCCATTATTATCCTTGTTGTACTTGTTGCTTTTGTTGCATTGCTTCCTGTAAAGATTCTAATTGATTAGACTGTTTTTTACTAACTCCTTGAGAAGTTGGAACCTTCACTCCTAATAAACTCAAAGATTGTATATAATCTTGTTTCAATGTATTAATAATTGGAATATATAAATCATCATCTTCCTCTGAAGCTAATAATGATTGAGCTGCCTTTATTGCTGCATATAATACCACAGCACTTTCTACATCATCTGGAAAATTAGCTATACCTGAAGTATCTCCATGTACTACTGCAGTTAACGAAACATATGTAACATATGCAGATTGACCAGATGTTGGAACTGGTAATATTTTTATAATAGCATCATCCATATAATAAACAGGGTCTGTAGAAGATGAAAACATTAAATCATTTGGGTCAGCAACTCTAGAAGACATAAATTTTGGTATCTGTCTGCACATTTGTTCTACACTAGATGAATCTTCACGAGTTACTGCTAATACTGGACCATATGTCGCTGTATCTAAATCAAATCCAGCAGAACTAGTAATTGCACTTGATGTCTTTGCACATTCTTCTAATTTAGCTGGAGGAAGAATTGATATAATTTGCTTTACTCCATCTTGAAGCCAATCAGATATAGCAGGGTCGCTATCCGTCCCATTAATGACAGCAAACCCAGTTAATGCATCTATTCTGTTTCTGAATGTTTCAGCCATTATCGTCTATTCCTTTCAGCTATATCTTTGTCCATAGTTGTAGTACTAAATTCTACTTTAGTAGTACCACTCCATGTCTTACGCATATTAATCTGAGGACCATGATTTTTGGGACCTTTATTAGGAAAAAATTCTACACATTTACCATTTTCCATTCTAAAATATTTTTTAGCCATTATTCCCCTTTTTCTTCTTCAACTTCAAGAGGCACTTCTCCACCTTCTTGATACATCCCAATCTTATTATATCCAGTTTTACCACCACCTGCATATTCTATGACAGACCTAGCAGCTCCATCAGAAGTACCACCTGGAGCATAATCTACCTCCCAAGTAGGATTTGTTGCTGCGATATCTTGTGCCCTAGATTCTCCTTCTGCAGTATAAGGTTGTCGTGAAATTACTTCACCTTTTTCATTTTTTACTGTTGGCATTATTTAACTCCTTTATTACGTTTTCTAGCATCTAAAATTGGCCATACATGCCCACCATGTTTATAACTGCCAGTTTCATTTATTTCTTTTAATATTGGTAATGTTTCATCATTTACCGAATCTTTTTTTATGATATACTCTCCACCTTCAACTTCAATAGGTATACCACCTTTTTTATGTGAAGGGCCTTTTAATTTGCCACCTTTAACATATTTCTTCTTTTTAGGCATTATGATGTCCAATCACTCTTTGCGAGTTCAGTTAAAATCTCGCTATGGTTATATGTTGTCATTCCATCAAAGCAACTAGGTGTATCACCATCCCACTTTAATATTGCTTTGGTTCCATCTAAAGTCTTTTTTAATGTACCTGTGCTTAATTGGATAGAACTTGAAATCATTTCATCTGTTATATCAGATACATTTACTATTACCCATTTTCTGTTTTCAGAAGCCATTATGGAGCATCTCCTACAAAGTCATCTGCACTCATATTTGTCATAGTTCCATTATTTGTAGATGAAGACATGTCGTAAATAGTAGTTCCACCACCACCTTCCAACCCATCTCCCATTCTCCACCATCCTTGTAAATTAGCTGATACTACGCCTTCTTTGTGATTATATGGTTCTCTTCCATTATATATAGTTGCTACTTGTGATGACGATAAAGCTACATTATATCTTACCAACTCTGATATTTTATTAGAACTTCCAGCAGAACCATAATTAGTATCTAGTCTATTTATATAAAGACTAGCAGAATTATCCCAATCTTCAGAATTTGAATCTGTATCTGTATTAACATAACTACCATTTAGATACCAATTATTTGTACCATCCCTAGAAGATGTAAACGCTAGATGAATCCATTGATTTTCATAAGAAGTAAGTATTGTTGAGCAAACAGCATTCATTTTAGTAGCTCCACCTACATCACATTGAAATAAGATTTGGTCACTACCATTAGATACAAAAAACCATCTATCATTATCACTTGTTCTTTTAGATATAATATAATTAGATGTCCATTGGTCAACTTTAATCCAAAAAGCAAAACTAAATGCTCCAGTTCCTAGGTTATTTGTATTTCCAAGGTCTAAATAATCATTAGTTCCATCGAAATCCAATGAATATTCATCTCTAAATGAATCACCACCTAATATTGTCATTGCTCTTGTAGGAAACATTAGTCTTTTATAAATCCTAATCTAATATCAACATTAGTAGCTACTGTATGGTCACCACTTGCTGCCCCTCTACATACACCAGCACAATAAATACTAGTAGTTCCAGAGGCAGCTTGTAATACAAGCCCAATATTTGTTTTTGTAGCAATTTGCACATCAACTAAATCTGACCAATCAGATACAGATACATGTCCTAACAACACTGCTGCATCTGCATTATCTGTTTCACTCGAACCACCCCAAGTTAAGGCTGACCCTGCTGAACCTAAGTCTTTTGTTACTTGGAAAAACAATAAGTCAAATGTTACATTTTGGTCCCCTTTATGGAATACTGATACTGATTGTAATATTGATGTACCACCATTAACTGCTACAGCATTTTCTATTTCTAATGAATCAAATAATAAATCTGCATCTGCATCAGTACTTCCTGTCGAAACTGTTGGGGTAACAGTTATTAAATCGACATCCATTTTGTTGAGTTTTTCTGCTACTGTATATTTATGTAATTCTGTTTGTGCCATTTTATTCTCCTTTTTGAGTGTACTTAAAGCTCTGGCGAGAGCATGAACGTACTCTTATTATTAAAATTTTAGTAGGTTCGCAGGGCACCTTTTATTGATACCCTGCACAGTCCTACAAAACTGTTAAACCTTATGATTTCGGTTTATGCAAATGGTGTTGCAACAGTTCCTTCAGAATATAAAACTGCTTCTACTTGCCACATTTTATCACTTAATCCAACAAGTTCAATGGAACCAGAAATACCAGTTGTTCCACCATTCATTGTAATAACATCATCATCTGTTTCATCAGGCGCAAAAACTTTACATTGCGCAGCTGTTCCATCAGCATCTAACATAAGAGCATATCCACTAAATAAAGTTGTTGTTGCATCGGCTGTAACAGTATGATTGTTACTTGTAACACATCCAAAAACTATTTTAATTCTATCTCCTACGTTTGGTTCAGGCAGCGTAACAGCACAACCATCAGCATCAGTAACGAGATAACAAAATCCGTCAGCTGCTGTAAAGGCTGCAGTTTTAGCT